TTTGTTCGTGCTGAACCTATTGCTGCATTGTATGAACAAAAAAGAGTTAAACATTTAGAAAGATTTAGTTTATTAGAAGACCAACTATGTAGTTATAATCCAGAAATAACTAAACAATCGCCTGACAGATTGGATGCATTGGTTTGGGGATTAACAGAATTAAGTGCTAGGTCAGGTATAGCAAGTTGGAAGATATCATGATAAATTTAAAAACACCAAAACAAAAATTAGCAGAGTGGGCATTACAAAATAGGATGCGTAGAAATTTTGAGGTAAAACTTGCTAATTCTATGAAAAAAGAAATAAATCGTACTGCTTCTGAAGTTTCTGCTGCATATATGATATCTGGTCGTCAAAGTATAGGCATTTATTCAAGACAACACTTTGCAAGAGTAAAAAATCTAATATTTACACATTGGAAAGCAGTAACAGATACTTTTAGGTCAAGAATACTATCTCAAATAAGGTTATTACAAGAAACAGAAAGAAAAGAATATGAAGATGAATTTGATAAACAATTTGAAAGTTTTCTGTTTACTTATGGCTCGGAAAAGGTTACTAATATAAGTTCCACTACTATGGCAAATATTCGTAGTGCTATTGATAGTGCGCAGACAGATGGACTTGATGTCATATCAACTGCAAGAAGAATCACAGAACTAACTGCAATTAGTTCTATAACCAGAGCAGTATTAATCGCTAGAACAGAAACTCATCAAGCTGCAAATTATGCAAACTTTACAAGTCTTGATGTAGTAAACATTCCTGAAACAACAAAGGAGTGGGTGGCTGTTAATGATGCTCGAACGAGAGATGACCATAGTATTGCCAATGGTCAAGTAGTTTCTAAAAATGGAGACTTTATCGTTGGTGGTGCGGTGTTGAGATATCCTGGAGATCCTTTAGGACCACCTCAACAAGTTATTAATTGTAGGTGCACATTTGTTGTTAATGTACCTGAACCAGACTTTGGAGGGTTTGAAGATGAATAAAATATTTGATTGGGTTTGGAATCCATTAAAGAGCCTTTATAACTTTTGGAGCAAAACTTTATCTAAAAAAGGAAAGTTAGCTGTCGCAGTAGTAGCAGCAATAATATTAATTATAATTTTTTATTAGTAAATGAACGAGGTCAACCCAATGGAAGAAAAGTATCACAAAAAACCTAAAGACAAAGATAAAGAAAAAGATAAAAGAAAAGCAAAAGTCGGAAAAGACGAATATGATAATCCAGGAGAAGCAGCAGCAAGAGCAAAAGAGATAGGTTGCACTGGAATACACTCACACGATTCAAATGGTAAAACTATTTTTATGCCATGTAAAACTCATGGAGATTACATGAATGCTTTAGCAAAAGACAAAGATGATGAAAAGTATGGAAGCATGAGAAAGAAACCTAAAGACAAAAAAGAAGATGACTATGATTGTGATTGTGGTGCTGAAAATGAAAAATGTTTATGTGAGCATTCTGACTATGATGAATTAGATGAAAAAGATTGGGTTGACCAAAGCATAGCAGATAAAGGACAAAGACAAGTTTACGAATGTGAAATTAAAACTCAAGGCGATGCAGAAGGAGAGTTTGAAGGATATGCTTCAACTTTTGGTAATGTAGATAAAGGTAATGATGTTGTCGTCAATGGAGCATTCAGAAAAAGTTTAAGAAGAAGACCTTACAATAAAGTTAAATTATTATATCAACATCGTACTGATGAACCAATAGGAGTTTTCAAAGGTATGAGAGAAGATGAAAATGGTTTATATGTAAAAGGTCAATTAGCAATGGGTACTCAAAAAGGTCGAGAAGTTTACGAACTTATGAAGATGGGTGCACTTGATGCTATGTCAATCGGTTTTAAGGCAGATCCTAAATCTCAATCTTACGACGAAAGAAGAAGAAAAAGATTTTTAAGGGATGTTGACCTTATGGAAGTTTCCCTCGTAACCTTTCCGATGAACGACAAAGCTGTTGTTCATCAGGTAAAGGGTGCGGATCGAACAATTCGTGAATGGGAAGTTCTTTTGCGGGATGTAGGAGATTTATCACGAATGGAATCAAAGATTGCTGCGAAAGCAGTAGTCGATGCTCTTGAGCAACGAGAGGTTGCTGAAGACTTTGGTGATGTGTTAGAATCAATAGAAAAAGTAAAGAAAGTCTTAACAACAAACAATTGACAATAGGAGGTCAAAATGGCTGACAATGATAAAATCAAATCAGCGATCGAAAGTCTAGGAACTACTTTTGAAGAGTTCAAAAAGACTAACGACGACCGATTGGCTCAAATTGAAAGTAAAGGCTCTGCAGACCCATTAACTGAAGAGAAATTATCTAAAATCGAAAAAGATTTAGATAAAATCGAAGAAGTTAATCAGGCTGTAGTTAAAGCTGCAAACTCTCAAAAAGACCATGAGGAAAAACTGGCTCGTATTGAAAAGATGTTGTCTAGACCTTTATCATCAAAGGACGATGTAGCAAAAGCTGATGAGCAGAAGGTTGCATTCGAATCTTACTTGAGAAAAGGTAAAGATGGCGTTGAACCAAACGAGTTAAAAGTTTTAACAGCATCTAACGACACAGCTGGAGGATATCTTGCTCCACCTGAATATGTTAGAGAACTGACTAAAACTATAATAGAAATCTCACCAATCAGAAGCATTTCAAGAGTGAGAAGTACAACTAACAGATCTATTCAAATTCCAGAAAGAACAGGAACTTTTTCTGCTGTATTCGTAGCAGAGCAAGGAACTCGTTCTGAGACTACTGGTTATGCGACTGGTCTGAGAGAAATACCTACTCACGAAATGTATGCTTTGGTTGATATTTCAGAGCAAGAGTTAGAAGATTCAGTCTTCAATCTTGAGCAAGAAATGTCTGCAGAGTTCGGTGAGCAATTCGCAAAAGCAGAAGGTACTGCATTTGTAAGTGGTAATGGTGTAGGAAAACCAGAAGGGTTTTTAACAAACTCTGAAATCGGCACAGTTAATTCAGGCAATGGTACTGCATTAACAGCTGATGGTTTAATTTCACTTTATCATGAGCCAAAAGCAGAGTACGCACAGAATGGTAGTTTCATTATGTCAAGAAGCACATTGGCTGCTGTTAGAAAATTAAAAACTTCTAGCAACGACTATGTCTTCCAAGCAGGTAATCAACTATCAGGTGGTATGGTGTCAACTATTTTAGGAGCACCATATGTTCAGGCAACTGACATGCCAGCTGTGGGTGCAGGTAATAAGCCAATCGCTTTCGGTGACTTTAGAAGAGGTTACATGATTGTTGACAGAGTAAACCTTGCGATCTTAAGAGATCCATTTACTCAAGCAACTTCAGGTAATGTTAGATATGTTGCTAGAAAGAGAATAGGTGGACAAGTTATCTTACCAGAAGCAATCAAAACTCAAACAGTAAGTGCATAATAGGAGGAAACAATGCAAGATCTTAAAAATAATATCGGAGTTGTTCAGTCTTTAGCACCAGCTGCAAGAGATGCAGATGCCAATGGCACAGGAGTAGATTTACAAGGTTTTGAATCTGCTACAGTTGTAATTGACATGGGTGCGGAAGGAATAACTTTATCAGGCACAAATAAGATTGAAATCGAATTAGAACATTCTGATGACGATTCAACTTATACAGATGTAACATCTTCAGCAGATGTAATTGGAGCAACACCAGATTCAAATGGTGTAATTGCTACTTTTGATGATCCAGCTGAAGCACCAGCAATCGCTAGTGTTGGTTATATCGGTGGTAAAAGATACATTAGAGCAGTGGCTAACTTCTCTGGAACACATGGCACAGCGACGCCAATGTCAGTTTCAGTGATTAAAGGTCATGCTAGAAAAAATCCTGTATCTTAATAAATACTTTTGGATGGGGGAGCAACAAATCCCCCATTCATTAAATTAAGGAGAATAAAATGAAAATAAAAATGTTAGTCGGTGCAACTGGTTCAGCAAATCCTGAAGGCAGTGTTTCAATCAATTACAAAAAAGACGAAATTTATGATATGTCAGCAGATTGGCAACAAAAATTAGCAAATACTTTTATAAGCAATGATTTAGCAATGGAAGTAAAAGTGGAAGAAGTAAAAGAAGAAAAAATTGAAAAAGAAGAAAAAAAGACTAAAAAGAAAAAGAAAAGTATATTATAATGAGTAGTGCAGGAATACATAATTTATTATGTGACCAAGGAGCAACATTTAGAAAAACTTTAACAATGTTTGCTAGTGATGGTACAACAGCAATTGATTTAAGTGGATTTACTGCAAGAATGAAAATAAAAGATGAAGTTGGAGGAACTTTAATTAAAAGTTTAACAAGTTCAAGTGGTGGTGGTTTAACTATCGGTGGTGCTTCTGGTCAAACGACTAATGGAGAGATTGATATATTAATCAGTGCTTCAGACACAGCATCATTCTCAGCACCTTTAGATGCTGTTTATGATTTAGAAATACAAAGCAACACAGGAGTTGTTGATAGAGTTTTACAGGGAAAATTTATTATTAATCCAGAGGTAACAGACTAATGGCACAAAGGAACAAAGTAACAGTAACAGATAGTGGTGTGGTAAAAATAGTTTCTGTTGGTACACAAGGACCATCAGGAAGTGCAACTTTTTTAATTCAAGGTAAAAGTATTGCTCAATCACCAGCACCATCTGGTAATGAAATTACACAATACAAATCAAACACAAATCAATGGGAAGCAACTGCATCACCTGTTGGTTTAACAATAGATGCAGGAGTATATTAGAAGGAGGATGAGTCATGGCTAATACTATAAAAATAAAAAGAAACACTGGCTCTACAGCACCAACTACTTCAAATATTGCGCAAGGAGAATTAGCGATATCGGAATCAAATAAGATTCTTTTCTATCGTGATGCTAGTGATAATATTTTAAAGATTGGTGGTGAAGGAGCATTCTTAAGATCCGACCAGAGCGATACACTATCAGGTAACTTAACAATCACTGGTAATCTAGAAGTTCAAGGTGACACAGTAACTACTGATGTTGCTACTTTACAAGTAGAAGATCCATTAATTAAATTAGCAAAAAACAATACAGGCTCTGATGCAGTTGATATCGGTTTTTATGGTGCGTACGATACATCTGGTTCACAAGACTTGTATGCTGGTTTATTTAGAGATGCAAACAATAGTGGTAAGTTTAGTTTATTTACAGACTTACAAGCTGAACCAACAACAACTGTAAACAAATCAGGCACTGGTTACACTGTTGGAACTTTAATAGCAAACATAGAAGGAAATCTTGCTGGTTCACCTAC